CGTTGCTGGTGCTCGTTGTCCGGAGCAAATGCAGTCAGGCGGCGCAATACTTCTGCTTGGAAATCCTTGGGCATGCCAGTAGGCAACTCAAGCAACTCCGCACCAAAGTAAATCAGTTCTTGCGTGGTGAGGGATCGAGGTTGTATTCCGTACATATTTTTCTCCATGCCTCGTCTGCTGTGCGCGAGGTCTTCATTATGTGGGTTAAGAATTCGACGCGGTCACGATAGGCCACGAACACTTCTGTGCCTGTGAACCAGTTGTAAACAGTCTGTCGGGATACGCCGAGAGCATAGGCAATCTTCGTGACAGGGAAGTCAAGATGGATCGCCCAACGCCCAAGCTGGTTGCCCAGAGACTTGGGTGTCTTAGCTACTTCGTCAATGATTTTTTGTGAGTAGGCCATATATAGGTGGGGGTACTAGCCGCTCGTCCGCAAGCATGTTGCACGACGTTCCCCCCGATTTAATTACTCATCGTCCCAATCAGCAACGATGTCGGCCAGCTTGTTTTTCTTAGCTGGAACGGATTCAACCTTGGGCGCTGTCTTGCGCACTTCGGGTTCTTCTTCGGCTTCGGTCTCCACAGGGGCGGCCTTGGCTTTCTTGGGCTTAGGTGCGGGGGCCTCGTCTTCTTCCTCGGCTTCTACCTTGGGAGCAGGGCGCTTACCTTCCAGAGCCAAAGGCGCAGGAGCCACAACGCCATCAGCGGCGGCAGGGGTAGACGCTACGGCCTTCTCTGCATCCTTAGACTTGGACTGCTCCACAGCAGAAGCGTACTCGTCATCAGTCAACCAACGCACAGGTGCGAAGATCAGCTTGGGTGACTCGGCCTTGGTGTCGAACTTCATGCGAGTCACGATGGCATCCAAGTTAACAGGGGGCGTCTGAGCCGCCATGTAACGAGCGTAGGCTTGCAGTGGGCGCTTGTCGCCGTCTTCCTTGCCGAAGATGGAAGTAGCTGGCAGGGTGACCTGCAACACATCGCCATCAGGGTTGTTGGCCAAGACCACAGCCAAGCGCTGTTGGTAGCGGCAGGCACGGCTTTGACCATTGCCTGACCCAGCAATGTTCTGTGGGCATGTAGCGCAGCTTGAGGACTGCTTGTTCTTCACGCCTGCATCG